TGCATGCTGTTGTGCTTTCTTAGCTATATACTTAGAACTGATACCAGGTTGATTGCTGCTGATTAGTGCTTGCATAGCTGCTATCATGGCAGCCTCATAGAATTTATCTCTCATCTTATTTCATATTTAATTGATTAATATACTTAACATAGTACTCAGTGCAGTAATGCAGTCTTACCTTAATCTCCTCCTCAAGCTCTAGGTCTCTAGTGAAGAGTAGAGTAGTCATTCTCTTATCAGGATCTATGTGATCTACCTGATGGAGTGATAAGTTCTCCCATTCATTCAGTAGAGATGGATCTGTAGAGACCATGCAATAGACTAGACTAGCATAGTTCTTATCATATAACATCATGTAAGCTCTTAACTGCCACTCATAATCTTTATTTATACCCTCTTCAGGAGTAGCAGGGAACGTCTCTAAGGACCATGATGTCTTTATGTCTATGATTTGGTCATCTAGTACTATATCAGCCTCTCCTGTGAGCCATTCGTTGTTTAGTCTCTCAGTGTTCTTTACCATGCTAGTAAATGATACAGTATTAAGTAAAGCTATAGAATCATTCTCCTGCAATTTGCCCTTATTAATATACTTGTTATTCAGCTCTACATTATAACCGTAAAAATCCTGCTTAGCTACAGCTCTAATGTAGCTCTTAGTAGTTTCAGATAGCACCTCAGACTTAGTCCGAGATGCTGTCATTAGTTTTCCGAGTGATGATGGATGCCATTTCATAGTAGCATGAGTGCTTTAAGTTGTAAATCAGTTAGCTCAAAAGTCTCTCTTAGCTTAGGGATAGTAAACTTACCATCCTGAATAGATACAAGTGCCTCCTCAAATCTCTCTTTAGATAGTCCAGGCTTAGCTGCCTTAACAGGTACACTAGCCATGTTAGCATCATCATCTAAAGATTGCAAACACAAAAGACTAGACAAACAGTACCTACGAAAGTAAGTCACAGCAGAACCAATTTGCTGAGGATTAAGTCCTGCAGGTAGTTCCATACATGACTCTATTGACTCATTAGAATCTATGCAGATTATCTGAGTGCATACTGAATTGCCTTGAATAGGCTGTAGTAATAGTAGACCATTCTCTAATAGAATAGGCTCTACTGCCTCAGTAATGGCATTAATGTCAGAGTATGACTTTTTAAAGTGGGGATTTGTAGCATTCTTAGCTACTTTGCCGATTGACTGCTTAGCTTTGTGTAGCTTTTGGTGCAGAGTTAGTACAGGTGCTGGTACTACAGCTTTTGTTTTTGTTTCCATGTGTATAAATTTATTATTTCAACAAAGATAATCAATTATTTTATATCTGCAAGGAATTTTAAATAAAATATCATAAATTCATCAAAATTTCTTGCTATAAAGTATGTACCCCCTGCAGCTTCTATGCTTTGCTGATACCTCTTCTGCACTTCTGACTGCTTATCCTTACCATATTTCACCTCAATCTTCACTGATCTACCTCTAATGGTGGCAGATATATCAGCTGAGCCTTTAGTGGAGGTGCTAGGAGTCCATGTGCCTTTCAGCTGTCTACTATTCTCTCCTACCTGTATCTTCTTACCCTCTCTATATACTCCCATTGTATTTATCCTTTCAGCTTGATAGCCTGAGAAATTTATAAATGCAGTGATACATTGAGTCAGTGCATTAGCTGAGTCATCTTTCCAATTAGATAGAGGTATGTAGGAATTGTTAGGATATTTAGCTGATAGGCTAGCTAGTTCTAATGCTTTGAGTATTGCTTTGTTTTCTTTGTTCATGCTAAATTGTAAAATAAGTTACCCATTACATCCGTTTTATATGCACCATTTGATTCTAAATAAATTATAAAAGTTGTTGGTATTCTTTTAAATCCATTGTGTTGTTCTACATCTTGCAGGTGATATGTTCTCATTTCATTTGTAATAGGATAATTGTCAGTAATAATTAAAAAACATCTTTTTTTATTATAATCAAATTCTAAAAATTCATATCCATCTACTAATTCTGACCAACAAGTCAATAATGATGGCTCAAGTAAAAAAGTTTGATTGTTATGAGTAAATTCAAAAAAATCTGAACTATAAATTTTTTTTCTAATATCTGTAGGATTTCCTTTATAAGATGCTACTGATTTCCATTTCGAGTCTTGTAATTTCTGATTGTACTCGTCTTCTTTCTGATTCAAATTCTGCTTTAAAATTTGTAATGGATGTTTCAATTCCAAATATTCCTGACTCAACGTTTTGTATTTTATAGTCAATGTCTCTAATTTCTCTTTTTTCTTCATTAATGCAATCCTCAAGTCTTTCAATATCCCTATTAAATTCATTGATTTCGTGTTCAAGTTGTTTACTGTTAGAGTCAAAGAGTTGAATCTTGTTTCTCTTTTCTCTATCCTTTGTGTCAGTTGAGTCGATATATAACCATTCATATCCTTTAAACTCCTTATAATTGTTTTTTGATTTTCCATAATTTAATTCTATTGTATTTATTTTATAATTATTAATTTTAATTTTATCATTTTCATCTTTAGCATGAGTTACAAAAACTTCTACTATACAAATTATATTACCATCTGCATCTAAAAAAACACAATCAGGTATCATTGAATAATCAGGTATATTTTTTTTAATGTCATCTGCTGCTTCTAATAAAACTTTATCTGCATAAATAATTAAATGCTCTGTTTCTATTTTCTTTTGGTCTTGTATGTAATACTGACAATTTTTATGAAACATTCTATCAGCATCTATAATTACTAAAGGCATAGAATGAAAACTATGTGCATTATTTTTTCCTTTGTGAGGACAAACTTCATATTTATAATCTCCATCTATATAATCAAACCTATCACCTGTTTGTACAAAAGGATCTGAAATGTGATATCTTACATTATCTTTCCATGCGTATTCAATATTTACTTTTCCCATATCAATTATAATTTATTGTATCCCATACATCAGAATCTCTTTGTGTCTTAATCTCAAACCACCTAGCACCATTGCTAGATCCATCTACATACTCCTTACCATTATATTCTGCATACTTCTTACACCATTTATTGAAAGTTCTGTTAGTAAGGTACTTCTTTTGATCAGTGTATTCTGCTATAAAATTCTCAAACATTGACACCTTATTTAATCTTTGGTCAAATCCTAAATTCTTATTATCTACCCATTCAATAAAGTCCTGGCTTGTCTCATTAATAAACTTTCTCAGCTCTAGATTCTTAGCCTCAGATTCTACTAGACCATTCTCTAGATAATAATTCAAGCAGTTAATCATGTAATGGTCAAACCTTGCCCATTCCTGCTCATCCCAATCTTCAAACAGCATATAGCCAAACTCATCAAATGGAGTATGATGTGTACCAAAGTAACTACTCAGCTCCACCTCAAACATCCTCCTCTTAAATGAGCCACCATCTGCTTTGATAGTGTAGTTAGTAGAGATAAGTACTTTAGGTGAGTCTTTTACAGGTAGTTTAATAGCATCTCTACCTTTGTATTCAATAGTAAGACCTTCAGTGATTATACTAAATAAGCTCTCAAAGTTAAAGTTCTTTCTTACATCATCAAATGCTAGCACCTGGCAGTCAGAAGAGACAGTCTGATAGGGAAATGATTTATTTGAGTCAAAGGTCTTACCATCAATAGTGCTAACTTTTTTCATGTATCCTATAGCATTAATCAGAATCCCTTTACCACTACCTCCATTAGGATTATCTGAGATAGTTTCATCATTGAGAATGATTGCTTTGTTATTAGCAGATGTCTTATAAGAGTGTAGCATATAGCCTATCACGCTCTTCATAGTATCATATCTCTCTACCTCCTGCCCTGAGATAAACCAAATGAAACTCCTGAACATTGACTCATGGTGATCAGCATCTATTAAATCTCTTTCTATTATCTGATTACCCCAAACATATCCCTTTAGCTCTGAGTATTCATATATCTCATGGTGCTTAGCAAATACTTTTACAGCTGCATTCTTATAGTAAATCATACCGTAGTCTATACCATCCCTTTCCATCTCTACATTAGCAGTATCTATCATGCTGAGGTATTGAGGAGTGAATAGTTTAGACTTCTCAGCTACAGCATCAAAGACAGGTATCCGATTTGATTGCACCAGGTACTCCATCACTCTATCCTTTATCTGAAATTCAGAGACATGATTAATAAAGTTCTCATTCTTAGTAATGAATACAAAGGTCTTAGTGTTAGCTACAGGATAGTACTTATAGTACTGTAGGTTCTCTAGAAATAGCTTGAATCGGTATGGTATAATTAATACATCACCTTTAAAATCATATTTCCAAAACTCATCTACTTTTATTACCTCCTTAATAGTCTGAATCTCTGACTCAATATTCTCTTTATTGTACTCTTTAAACTCCTCAAGTATTACAGCATCAGACTTGCCACTCAGCACAAAGTTAATTAGCTTATCTTTTTTATCTTTGTCTTCAAATTGCTTACTGTTAAAGTTAACAGTCTTTTTGTAGGCAGAATTTATCAAAGCTAGTATCTCTACAGATCCAAAATCTTTCTGCTCAAATCCTTTTAGATAATCTTGACAGGTATTTCTATCCACTCCAAAATCATTGAATGCAGCTGCTAATTTGTAAAGTGAGGAGTTTCTATTTTGTGAATTATACTTTTTTTTAAACCAAGTCATTAGCTTATTAGCTATCTCATCAGTATCTAAGATCTTAATATTAGTAATACTACCTACCTCACTGCTCTCAAATGGGATAACATCATAGTCAATGATATAATTCTTAGCATCTAAATTAACATAGATATCAGGATCATAAGACTCAAAGCAAGCTCTTGCAATATCTTTCCCTGATTCATCTACTCCATTGAATACTGCAGATATTTGCTTAAAATATTCTTTGTATTCTTTGTCATCCTGTACTATTGGTATTTTTACTAGAGCTTTAACTCCATTTCCTGATGGTGATGTCCAACAGGCAAAGATAGATTTGTGAGCTTTCAGTTCTACAATCAGAGCAGGTAGATCCTGCACATCATCAAAGTCTAAAGTCAGTAATCCTGATGCCTTTCTTAGAGATGCATTATTTCTCTTACTGAAATCACCTCCAAAGGTGACCACTGGCAGTTGCATCTTAATGGATTTCCTTTCCTCTTTATCAGTAGAGAATCTAAGGTCTTTACATAACTGCTCAGACTTGCCATTCTTAATCCTATCTAGGTAGAATCCTACATCCTTATTCTGATAAGGTGATACATCCTTAATTGATTTGTAAAAAGTTACTTTCATAGTATAAATAAAAAGTGAGAGTCCCTGCTTAACACAACCGCCAGGAGGAATTGCAGGGATTTATACTCTCTAAT